ATTATCCAGCGATTATACGCAGAAATTGAAGCCAGAAACCAAGGTATAGATGAGCAAGACACAGTTGCTGCAGGGGGCAGCAACGCTAAACGCGCCACCACCGGCGCCAGCGACCCCAAAACCGCATAAGGGTCTCAATGCCGATTACACGCCAGCCGAATGGTTTGGCGTCGATACCTCCGGGCTGATGTGCGTCGGAGTCGCGGTTCTCGTTAAAGTCGATGAAGCAGCCACGAATACCGCAGGCGGCGTCCGTCTCACCGAGGACATGCAGGAACGCCTCTCTATGGCGTCCGAAACCGGGCTCATTATCGCGATGGGGTCCAGCGCATTCCGTCTTCACGACGACGGTAGCAAATGGGGCGGGGTCAAACCTGAACCGGGCGACCGTGTTGTGATCGAGAAGTTCGCCGGCACTTTGCTGCGCGGCCTCGACGGCGATCGCTACCGCCTGATGCCATACGGCAGCGTGTTGGCCGTCTTCGAATCGCACGACAAATACCGCAGTCGGATTGCCAACAAAATTGCAGAGTTGCGGCAATACGCGGCGATGCCTGGATGCCCGGAAACCGAGGTCGAAGCGCTGCAAAGCAAGGCGCTGCTAATGACGACCAAGTTCGGGATCAAAGCGAGCGATTTTCCAGCCACTGAGGGGAAGGCGGCTTAAATGGCGCGGGGCGCAGTTATCGAAAGCAGCTTGCCGGGTCCTGGCGACGAACCGGACATGGGCGAGGAATTCGACGAAAACGGCAATCCGATCGAGCGCGTCGATCCCGACAACACGCCGGACGAACCCGATGAGGAAAACGCCCTTATCGAAGCCGAGGCCCGTCGCATGGGCTGGCGCCCGCTCTCGGAATTCCGCGGCGAACCCGGCACTTTCGTAACGGCCCAGGAATTCATTGATCGCGGCCGGAATTTTGTGCCGTTCCTGCGCAAGAACCTCGAAGACGCGCGCAACAATGTCACGGCGCTGAAAGGCGAAGTGACGGGATTGCGGACCGAGTTGGGGGAGGTCAAGCAGCTGGCGCAGGATTTCCGCGATGCGGCAATGAAAGCCGAGGAACGCGGCTATCAGCGGGCACTGGTCGAACTCGAAGCCAAGCGCCGCGAGGCCGTCGAACAGGGCAATGTTCAGGAATTCAATGAGACAGAAGCGGAAATTGCGCGCCTCAATGCAGATCGCGCTCCGCCGAAAGCCAATGGTGAAGCGCCTCCGCCTCCGCAAAATCCGAAAGTACCGCCGGCGCCAGATCCTGCGATTGCGAGATTCGTCGCCGAAAACCCTTGGTTTTCAAAAGACGAAACTCTGAACGCTGTAATGCAGGCAGAGCATGTCGCGCTCAAACAATCGCGTCCCGAACTGACGCTCGAGCAAAACCTTCGTCTCGCAAAGGCTGCGGTGGCGAGGCGGTTTCCCGGCAAAATCCCAGGTGAGGCAGGTGATCCTCCGCCAGCCCCACGCCGGCGCGCCGCCGCGGTTCTTGATCCGAGCGGCGCGTCCGGACCCACGTCTCGCCGCAGCGTCGGGATTGATTCGATCGAATATCAGGGCGAGCGGGAAGAAGCGCGGCGCCAATTCAATCGCCAGAAGCGAATGATTGATGGGTTCACCGAGGAACAGTACATGCGGATTTATAATAATCCGCGGGCCGACGCGCTCGAAATCGCGCAAGAAGGCCGGAAAAGGAAAGCAAATTGAGCGAGACGGTCAAAAGCACGTCCGATCAGCGCACCGTCAACAACGTCATGCGGCACGAATACCGTGTACTGACGGACGCGGAAAAGGCTGCGATGCAGGCGGTCAAAGACAAGGGGCTCGAAATGCACAACATGCTGGAAGGCATGGGCGCGTCGCGCGAACTGTCGATCGCGAAGACCAAACTCGAAGAAGTGGTGATGTGGGCGGTTAAACACCTTACCCGCTGAACCCACCCACCCATTCACAGGAACCCACCTATGGCGACGATCCCGAAAAAGCCCGCAGCGACCGAATCACTTCTGCCGGGTCCGCAGGTTGCGGCTGATTCGCCTGCCCCTTTGGCCGAATCATCCCACCCCGGAAACGAATCAGTGGTCGTTCAGGGTGAAATAACGGCCGATGTTTCGCTCGCGGTGGATGGCGAACAGGAATTCGATCGCTCCGCATACCTCGCGGAAGTCGAACGAATCCGCGCAATGCGCAAGCCGTTTGGCGCCTTCACGCTCAAACTTGCGCTTCCGCAACGTCGCGGATATAAGCGCCACTGGTTCAATGATGTTCCAGGCCGAGTCGAACAGAAGTTGTCCGAGGGCTGGTCACACATCAAAGACAAGGTAGGTAGCCCGCTAAAGCGGGTAGTTGGGGCCGGGCGCGACAATAACGCTTTGCTCGCTTACGCAATGGAAATACCGGAAGTTATCTGGCTTGAAGAACAAACCAGCTTCCACAAGGCAGCACAGGCTCGAATAGACGACATTCAAGCCCACCCGGTCCGCGCCCCTCGGGGCACTTCTCAGAAGTCGGACCAGGGCAAATTTTACTCCCCAAATGAAGACATGGTGCGCGTGATCGAGGACCCCGTTCCTCGTAGCGTGATCTAACAGCCAGACCAGTCCAGTCCCAAGAAAGCCAAGGCAGACGCGCTTGTAGGGCTCGCCCTATCCGCCTGATTGCAACGCTTTTTTGGAGACGACGATGGGAATGGCGAACGCAAATGCACCTTTTGGCCTGCGTCCGGTCAGCAATAACGGGACAGTATGGAACGGCCAGGGGCGGCTTTATTGCTTTCCCGCCGCGGACGCCTCAAACATTTTCCTTGGCGACCCGATTGTGGCCCTCGGGACCTCAGACGCGAACGGCGTTCCGAACGCCACGATCGCGAGCGCGGGTTCATCCAACTACATCAACGGCGTCTTTATCGGCCTGACCAACGGTCCGGCCGGTGGCACTGGCAATGCGGCCTTCACCGTGACGCGCGACCTTCCGGTTTATGTGCAGTCCGGTGTGCTGGCCTACGGCCTCGTCTGCGACGATCCGAACGTACTGTACGAAGCCCAGGAGGACTCAGTCGGCGGCGCCATCGCGGTCGGCAGTTCCGCCTTTGAGGACGCCAATCTTGTCCAGGGCAACGGCAGCACCGTAACCGGCTTCTCGGGATGGATGATCGATTCCTCGACGGTCGCCAACAGCGCGAACCTGCAGGTCAAGTTGCTCGGCCTCGCGCGCGGCCCGGACAATGTGATCGGCAACTACGCAAGATGGATTTGCCGACTCAACCTCGCCGGCCTGTGGAAATCGACGGGCATTTAATCGGCCGCTGGCGAAACCTTTTAGGGAGCATCTGAAATGGGTATGGGAATGGCAACGGTCGGCGGCGTTATCACTACTGGCGCACACCCGAAAGCACTCTGGCCGGGAATCAAAACGTGGTGGGGTCGTCAGTACGCGGAACACGATCAGGAATATCCTGAACTGTTCGAAATCGAGACCTCCGACAAGGCCTACGAAGAAGACGTCGAAATCTCCGGTTTCGGTGTTCTGCGCGAAAAAGATCAGGGGCAGGCGCTCACATACGACACGGAAGTTCAGGGCGCTGTCACCCGTTACACCCATGTCCCGTATGCCGGCGGCTATATCGTCACCTACGAAGAACTGCGCGACAACCTCTACGAAGTGGTTTCGAAGCGCCGTTCCGCGATGCTTGCCTTTGCCGGACGCCAGACCGAAGAAATCATTGCGGCCAACGTCTTCAATCAGGGCTTCAACACGTCCTACCCGATTGGCGACGGCTCGGCGTTCTTCGCAGCGAACCATGCGACGATTTCCGGCAATCAGTCGAACATCGCCCAGTCCTCGGCCGACCTGTCCGAACTGGCGATCGAAGACCTCGGCGTTCAGATCATGCAGGCGACCGACTATCGCGGAAACAAAATCGCGCTGGTCCCCGTATGCCTCGCGATCGCACCGACCCAGTGGTACGACGCAAACCGCATCCTGCATTCGGTTCTGCAGAACGACACCGCGAACAATGCCATCAACGTCATTAAAGCGACGGGCATGTTCAAGAACGGCATTGAGGTCAATCACTACTTCCTCAACGCGAACAGCTGGTTTATCCGCACGAACGCGCCCTATGGCGCGCGCTTCCTGTGGCGCGACAAGCCGACCTTCGACACCGACAACGACTTCGACACGAAGAACGCAAAAGCGGCGCAGTACATGCGCTTCTCCTGCGGCGTGACGGACTGGCGTTGCTACTACGGCAATCAGGGCTCCTAAAGCCCAAACCGTGTTCCTGACCGGGTAAGCGCGGGTTCAATTCCCGCGGGCACAACTGAAAGGTGGCTGTTCATGGGCCTGACAAATTTTCCCAACGGGGCAAGTTCTTTCGGGATTCCGCTGCTTGGATCACTGGGCGGAATTCCGTTCACCGGGCGCTATTTCTTCGTCGATCCGGCTCATGGGCTCGACGGGAATTCCGGTTTCAGTCCGGATCGGGCGCTGCAGTCGCTCTACAAGGCGCATTCGCTGTGCCGTGACGGTTACAACGATTGCGTCCTGTTGATCGGAAACGGTCAGTCCTCGGGAACGGCGCGCCTGTCTCTCGCGGCCGCGCAGGCTGTGACTTCCTCGGCCACGACCGGCGTCCTGAACTGGACGAAAAACGCGACGCATCTGTTCGGCATCACGGCGCCGAATATGTACGCCAAGCGAGCCCGTATCGCGCCTCCGACCGGCACCTACACCCAGGCGACGTTCGGCTCTGGCAATTTCGTGGTCGTCAGCGGCTCGGGCTGCATGTTCAGCAACTTCTCGCTGTTCCACGGCTTTTCGACCGGCGGCGTCAATCAAATCTGCTGGACCGATAACGGCTCGCGCAATGCCTACTCCAATGTCGATATTGGCGGCATGGGCGATGCGGCTTCTGCAGCTGATGCGGGATCGCGCTCGCTGAAAATCGGTTCTGCCGGATCTGGCGAGAACTCGTTTTATCATTGCACGATCGGCCTCGACACGGTCGCCCGCGGCGCTGCGAATGCGTCAATCGAATTCGCAGGCGGTACCCCGCGCAACACCTTCGAAGATTGCATCATTCCGGCCGATGCTTCGGCGGCTTCGCCCTTCTTCGTGCTTTGCACCGGCGCGTCTGCCATCGACCGCGGAAATGTGTTCAAGCGCTCGCTGTTCATCAACGACATAAAATCCGGCGCAACCACAATGACCGCGGCAATCTCCATGACCAGCGCTTCGCCTGGCGGGCTGCTTGGCGTCCTCGGCTCTGTCCTGATTGGCGGGACCAAGTGGGGCGACACCAACGCGCTGGCGAACACTTACATCGACATGCCGGTAATCAGTGCTGCGGCTGGTGGGCTCGCGCTCAACCCGTCGTAAGCGGAGGTTTGAGTGGCCGCGCTTACCATCACCAAATCCGTTTTCCAGAACGGATCCAGAAATTACCGGGCTGTTTACAGCTTCGTCGGCGACGGCTCGAATGTCATTTCTGCATACGTCGCGGCCGATCCGACCGCGACGGGCGATATGGGTGTGCCGATCGCTGGCAACACGCTCTACCCGCTCACGAACCTCAAAATTGTAAAAATGCGTTACAACCTCGCGGCCGGGTTTTCGATCGGCGTCATATGGGACGCGACCTCTGCGGTAATCGCATGGGAGTTGTTCGGCTTCGGGCATCAAAGTTTTCTCAAAGAGGGCGGTCTGACCGGAAAGCCACTGACCTCTGGCGTTCCGACGGCGCCGACCGGCCTGACAGGGAAGATCCTGTTTACGCAAAAGCCTGATGCAGCGCTCGCTTCTGGCATAGCCGGCACAATCGAGTTGTGGCTGCGCAAAGGGATTGTCCAATGAACAGCGTCGAAGCTGCGGCCAACGCCGGCAAAGTCCGGGTCATGGTTACAAATTTCGGCATTCACTCGCCCGAGTATTGGGCGAACGAGACCGCGCGGGGCCTGATCGTCGTTGATCCTGAAATCTCGGACAAGCGCGGCGAGTACGCAGAAGCCCTGCGCGCCAAAGTGGAATCGGTTTTGGTTGAGGCTTTCCGCAGCATACGCGCGACCAGTCCTGATTCAGAAATTTGGAAAACCACGCTTTCCGCGCATGCCGTGATTCTTCGCTACGCCGCGCGGACGCCGTGGGAACGGGAGTTCGCGAACGAAAGCATCGCCGTAATGATGCGGGAAACCATTTTCCGCAATCTAAGAACCGCGGCGGACCTCGCCGTGAGAACGGAGTAGC